AAGCATATCAATACACTTGTTAATGCTACATCAAAAATCAAAGCGAAAAAAGTAGTGATCCCGACTAATAAGAAAGCTAAAAAATGAACGACTTCTTTTACATTATGGTTCTATCACACAATCTAAAAGTTGGGTTTGGCATCACCGGAACAGTACACACTAGAATTTATGATTACATTGCCGGCTCTGCTGAACTACAATCATTTAAATATCTGTTCTATGGTGATCAGGAGCATATCTCATTGCTTGAGGCAAATTTGAAGAAAGAATGGAGACGGCATCTCTGGTCAGTATATAAGGGTAATAAATGGAAACTAGAAGTTTTAGATAAATCTAGTAATATCTCTGCTGAAGATGTGAAAACATGGGTAGAAGCTACTATTGATAAACTTGACTTGTCTGTTAGGGAAGTAAAGAACGAGTGGTTACCCTATCGAGGAGACAAGCGGGTAAAACGAAAATTTATTAATTTAAACCCAGACCTCTATCTTGAGCCTTGACAACAACTAAATAGTAGTATATAATAGAAACATGACACACAAATATGCGTTAATGGATACAGCAAACCTGTTTTTTCGGGCTCGGCACATTGCCTCACGAAACTCTGATACGTGGGGTAAAATTGGCATGGCCCTACACCTAACCTTCGCATCGGTTAATCAAGTTGTACGCAAGTTCGGAATCGATCATGTTGTATTTTGCTTAGAGGGCCGCTCATGGCGCAAGGACCATTACGTTCCCTATAAAGCGCATCGTGCTGTACTTGCACAAGCCATGACGGAGAAGGAGGCGGAAGAGAATCAAATGTTTTGGGAAACATATGACACCCTCACTACGTTCCTGAAAGAGAAAACTAATACAAGTGTTCTCCGAAATGAAAGGGCTGAGGCGGACGATGTGATCGCCAGGTTCGTTCATCTGCATCCTGACGACCAACACTACATCATCAGTTCGGATACTGACTACTTGCAGTTGATCAATGAGAATGTATCTCAGTACAATGGCGTTGCAAATTGTCTTATCACTCATGAAGGATATCATGATGACAAGGGCCGGTTAATGGTTGACAAAAAGACCAAACTGCCGCGTTTACTGGACGACCCGCAGTTCATTTTGTTTGAGAAATGTATGCGTGGCGATTCAGGTGATAATGTGTTCAGCGCGTATCCTGGCGTGCGTACTAAGGGGACCAAGAATAAAATTGGATTGATTGAGGCGTACGCCGATCGACATAAACAAGGCTTCAATTGGAACAACATGATGTTGCAACGCTGGACAGATCATAATGGAGAGGAACACCGGGTTAAAGATGATTATGAGCGCAATGTAAAGTTGATCGATCTGACTGCACAACCGCAGGAAATTAAGGACGTAGTTGATACAAGCATTACATCTGGGGTACGTACTTCGACCATTCCTCAGGTCGGAATACACTTTATGAAATTTTGCGGCAAGTTCGAATTAACAAAACTTAGCGAGAATGCCGAGACATACGCTAAATGGCTTAATAATCCCTATACAGGAACACTCACCAAATGACTATTTTATCGCGCAAAGCTGAGTTTAAGGTCTTGCGGCAAGGGGATCCGGATTTCTCATTTTGGGATGGTGACGTTCTGATTAACAGAGCCGGGTTTGAATGCAATCCTGATGCCCCTGAAGGGTATAAACTAATCATGATGGAATGCATACAGAATGGCTGGATTAAGCCTGTTGCGTACATGATGCACAAAGAATACGTCTGGGAACAATTGAGCAAATGAAAAAGACATTTTATGAAAAGATAGGTAGACGCTATGTTCCTGTTGCCGAATATGATTCGGAATTAGCTAATGCTACGCGAAAAGGAACTAACCTTGTTGTAACATACGATGGCGTAAGGACAACCTATTATAACATTGAACCGGCGCTGGCCCCTATGATAGCTGCCGGAGGTATATTTTCTGAGGAAGTAGCTAATGCTATAAGCGAGAAAAGTAAGTATTCAATTTCTACTACTGCCCCGTTAACCGCTAAGCAACAAAAAGCATGGATAGCGTTAGAAAAGGCGCTAGGTCCGGATGTAGTAAGATTGACTAGTCCCAGTCTGCATGGTTGTGTGGCGGCAGGAACCTCATTGCTGAAGTTAAAGGTCCAGAATTTACTTTCAAACCCCGCGGTAAAATCTGCATACGATCAATTCATATTTATATGCGAATTAACAAAGGACGAGAAACATGATTAATTTACGTGCCGCAATACGCAATCCATTTAGATATTCAAAATTTGAAAATCTGTGTGATCGGGAATGGAAAGTATCTAAAAATAAAACCCTCGAAATACAGATTACAAAATATGCATTTAATTTAATAGAAATTAGCCTGGACTTGTCATGGACAGGACAAAGTCATGCGGGCCCCTCATTTGAATGTGGAATATTTGGATACACGTTTAGAATTGGATTGCACGATACAAGGCATTGGGACCGGGAAAAACACACATGGAAAACATATGACCACATTAATAGCTAAACCAGTAGTAAACGGACAGTATTGGGTAGTAACAGACGGTGCTAAGAAAGTCGGCAATGTCATTGCAGATTCCGCCGGCTACGAGGTAAAGCTTAACGGAACAAACACCCATTACGCTAGTACTAGTGCAATTAAACGTAAGGCAAAGATTGCGTTCCAGACTCTTAAAACCAACAAAACTTCAATCGTCTTGCCGTTCTCTCATTATCCAACCACGAAAAGGATTTACAACTCAATTGTGGATGTGAAACGGAAGTTGCATATTTTCACTAAAACCTTGAAAAGCAAATGCTTCTACGCCGCTGGATGGTTTGTGTTGGATCAGGACGGAGAAAAAGAAGTCATGTTTTGCCCTAAGTACATTTTTATAGAGCGTTATCAGTATAGTGGGCCCTACAAAACTAAAACTGAGGCAGAAAAAGCACTAAATAGTCTATGATTCACATAAAGAAATTCATAGACAAGGTGTCCATTGTGGAAAGCAAGCAAAATAAAGATTTAATAATGACTATTACTGATGCCCGCGGGCTGAGGGATGAGTTGGCTAAAATTTTAGCTGATCTCTATAGTGTCCCCAAGACAGAAGATCCTGTTATTAAAGTCGAATTTAAGGGTGGCACATTTCGATGAGCAGATCACAACCCAAAGTCTTGATCGAACTAGTAGACAAAAAGACTTACAAATTAGATCAAATCGTAGAAGCTGCTGGTATATGGGCTGTTATGTTCGATGGTCGCCCAATCAACTTAAAGTCTCAGCATTACCTAGATAGCCAAACAACTCCTAAGTATAAAAAAACTAGTTTCTCAAACCCCGGACACGCTAGAAACTTATGCCGGAAATTAAACGAGCAGTTTAAAACTGCTGCGTTCACCGTAGTTTTTATGAATTCGGGCCGCACCATATATCCCGATGACAAAACGTAAATCTATTAAATTAGAGCTGACTGAAGTTGTTTTAGCAGAACTTCCTAAACATGCATTCAGCACAACTTCTATTACATCTCTAGATGCAGCAATGGCCAGATGGTGGGCAACCGGCAGACAAGATGGACTTAGGTTATCAGATGACGGAAATGCAGCATTTTCCTCAGCCGAGATAGAATATTTTGATTTTGAATTCAAGCCCATCAAAGAAGGATGGTATGGTTTTATCTTAGAATTGAATAAGAAAATAAGATGCCCATATTACATCGGGGTCCAGGTACTTACTGAAGTGACATTACGAGTAAGGCAACCATATATACGATTGTACGACAGCAGGATAGCTATGATGGTGCAGCTATATGGAAACATAGAAGATTACCTAGCATCAATTAAACTAAAGGAAAGAAAATGAACAAAGATAAGAAACAGCAGTATGGCATTAATGATCCGAATTTGAAAACTATTAAGAACCCAATGATTAAAGAAACTCCTTCCAGTCCCAAAAAGACAATTTTGAAAGGGCCGTCGACCACACGTAAATCTGGTCGCGGCCGATAATTCGGGTAAAAAATAAATAAATTCTTGTATGCTTTTTTGATACTGAAACGTTAATATATGTACAGACACAAAATTGTGCCTGCTAACCTTAAAGGAAATAACATGAAACTAGTACTAGTCGCAGTTATCGCATCATTCGCAGTTTCCACAGCATTTGCAGCAGACGCACCCAAAGCGGCACCAGCAACCCCTGCAGTAGCAGCAACCAAGGCAGCTCCTGCAGCAACCAAGGCAGCTCCTGCAGCAACCAAGGCAGCTCCCGCTAAGGACAACGGTGCTAAATCGGTAAACAAAAGCTCAAGTGAGAAAGCAGCTCCTAAAGCAGATGCCAAGAGCAAGGCTGTTGCAGCTCCGGTTGCAGCACCCGCAGCTAAGTAATACTGCAAAAATCAAGCCCTGGAAATGGCGCTTTACAGTTCCAGGGTCTGACGAATTAGACTCAATAGGTCCGTATAAAAGACCTAGGCTAGATCATAGTTCTGAGAAATTATCAGACTATGTGAAGGTCAGATTGCTGCTAGCGCGATTAGCTGCACTCAAATTGCACGAAAGAAAATGGGGCTGAAACGCCCCGTTTTTTGATGACAGATTGCTGCACTGCAATGATAAATACATACACATACACCTGGGGTAATAAAATGAAAAAAACGCATTTCACGAAAGTTCTCAAAAAATTTGACTCAGTTATTGATTTTTTTGCTACGATCAAAACAGCATCATACCTGGCTAGACAAGGTAATCATATTGCTGCCAAAGCATTATTCACAAATAAAAATAAGGAGCCACAATGCTCTCAATGTTAATGCCATCGCCGCAATTGACTCCGGATCTGTTTATTGATACGCTATGCAGCACCAAGCGCCATCTTACAAACAAGATCATAACGGATCCGGTGCTAAATAAAGCTGCTAATGATTTCATCACTGCACAAAGCGTTTTTGCTAAGACGATGACTGCAAATTATGTTTCAATTAGCAAATACTATATGGATTCCATGACAAATTTATGGTTTCCAAAAAAGGACTGATCCACCGTAACGGATCACGACATACACACACAGGAGATTAAAATGTCAAACGAACTACCAAAACTACCAGAAGTAAAATTCAACCGTAACGGATATGAGATTCGAACTGAAGTACTTGCAATGGCTAAGGATCTAATCCAAAATGAATACAGCATGAAATTTCATGGCTGGGAAATAACTGGCGAGAAGGACTCTAGTGGACAGATCATCACTAAAGTTGCAATGCCTGAATTTCCAGGGCTGGACAAAGTACTAGAAGCAGCAGAAAAGATGTATAACTTTGTTTCGTCTACATCAGTAGCCAAAAAGTAATATGAGACTAATAAAACGAATTCTAAAAAGCATCAAACGCAGTATGCTTAAAACTGATATGGAAAGGTTTTTGGACCAGTCGCAAAACGTGGCTGATCTTGAAGATCGAATCAAAAGATGGAACAACAAGCAACATAAATCTTCGGATTCATATTCTCACATCGGTCGATACTACTAAAAGATGCCCCGGAAACGGGGCATTTTTCGATTGACAATAAATGCCGAGCGTGATATAATACGTTATATTAGAAAAATGGGCAGGATATGAATACTGGAATTTGTCCGAAATGTAACGGTACTTTGGCCCGTCCTTGTCCGGACAACATGCGCGAATATGGCATTAGTCACGGATGGTTCGGATATAGAGCAGCCGACGACACCGTGCCTTGCGATAATTGCGGTGCGCAAAAAATGTTTAGTTCTGCAACAGGGGTTGTTCCCTTTCGCAACGACAATGGCATGCCCTGTCTGCATGAATACGAAGGACAGAAAATTGGCAATTGCTTGCATCGTTATACTTGCAAGCATTGCGGTGATAGACACGAAATTGACAGCGGAGATTGAAAATGGATAAAGATATAATCGAAGTGTACGCCCGCATGTTTGAGGCCGGTACAAAACTTCTACGTGACTTGACGTTGCCCTTGCCAGAAAAGATCGGCGCCCTGAAAACAATGGGGCATCTGTGCGAAACTCTGCAAGCCAAGCTAGAAAAGGTTCAAAAGAAAAATGAAAAGAAAGTTTAACGACACCGACCTTATTCTGCTCTGTGATAAATTTCACAAAGGCGGACCTCGCGCCGCATACCGAGCCTGGTATGAGATTACCGACGAAACTCCTATTGCCACTCAGGATGTGGAATATTTCTCGGGACTTTTCATGACCGAGTACAACAACCGATTTGGAGTAACGTTTTGAAGATAGCTTTGGGATCGGACATCCATTTGGAGTTCGGGGACATTGTCCTCAAGAATACTGAGGGTGCTGATGGTCTCATCCTCGCCGGCGATATCATGATTGCCGAGGACCTGCACAGGCATCCCCCGGGCAACCCACATAACTTGAAGATCAAAGAGGGTAGCCGAATCGATCAAGCGTATCAATTCCGTGATTTCCTGGGTCGGTGTAGTAACGAATTCCCGTGGACTGTTTACGTTGCGGGTAACCATGAATTCTATCATGGTAAATGGCCTATCGAAGGCATTCAAGTACTGCGTGATGAATGTGCCCGCTTTCCTAATATCTACTTCATGGAAAACGATTGCAAGACCATTGACGATATCACCTTCATTGGTTGCACTCTTTGGACTGACCTTAACAAAGGTGATCCGCTCACCATGCATTTCGGTGGCACCGGCATGACTGACTTTCAGGTCATCAGAAACGATGCTGCGGGTTATACCAAACTGCGGCCTGCGCATACTGCACAAGCGCATCGTAAGAGTTTGGAATATATTCGCGTGATTACTGAGGGTAAATTTGATCAGAAATTCGTGATGGTCGGGCATCATGCACCAACCTACCAATCGGTCCATCCTATGTACGCCAATGACAATCTTATGAACGGAATGTTTTATTCGGAACTAAGTGAATTCATTCTGGATCATCCGCAAATCAGGCTCTGGGTATGCGGACATATGCACAATCCACATAGTTATTATGTAGGGGATACGTTTGTGGCATGCAACCCTCGCGGATATATCGGTCATGAGGCAAGTGCCAATACGTTTAAATTGCGATACATCGATTTAAATAATATGCCGGCTAAATTTGAAGGAGTTAATTGGTCGAGGGATTAAGTCGACCGCGCATCCAGCCGGGACCCGGGCATTCTTTTCTCATTGCTGATTTAATTCCGTTATTCCACCAATTAGTGCCAATTGTGTGTTTACCTTGATCTCCATTAAATGCTTTATCTAATAGACGACCTCTGGTAAATCCCGGCGGAATATCCAGCTCGGTCATACATTCATCAACTCCGTTATTTATCCAAAATTTTCCCTTCTGTATTGCCGCGCCCTTTTTAGAGCCCAGATTATTAAAGGGTAACCGGCCCCTCACATAAGTGGAATTAAGCGGGGACTCAGTAAAAGTTTGGTTAATTCCGTTATTCCACCATTTTCGCTTTTTATTTAATTCCCGTAAGACTAGCATCGCAATTTGAAAATTTTCAGTTTTGCTTGTGTCGCCACCGTCTAGGGATTCTATCCGTAAATTTGCCCACTCACTTGATTCTACTATGTTGTTAATCTTGCTGAATTCAATAGCGACACGTAAACATTCTTCTTTATTGGTAAAGAAACCCAATATTTCGGTTTTTACATTTTTTCCGTGTTTCGAAAGATGCCTTAGCCATCTAGTCCCGGATCCAAAATAATTGTGTGGATTTTTAGTAGTTTTACCAAAATATTTTAATCCGGTACCGGTGTGAGTTTTAATATATAAATACGTAGGTTTAAACATGTTAATATTTAACACGGACATATGCACAATATGTGTGACTATTATTGAGGTGTGGTTGGGCGCCGTGTACCCAATAGATGTTGCTTCCATGGCATGAATAACGTATAATGATCTTACGTTGTGAAAGCAGCGACTTTTTAAAAGGAAACAACATGAACGTAACAAAACAATCCCGCCTCTTAGAGGCACTTCAGCACGGTGAGCAACTCACCTCGAAACAAATTGCTTCACGTTTCGGCATTGCCAACCCGACTGCAACCGTTAGCGATCTTCGCTACAATGGTTGGGCAGTTTACGCTAACAAGCGTACAAACAGCCGCGGCGAAACCTTTACGAAATTCCGTTTGGGTCGTCCTAGCCGTCAAGTAGTTGCACTTGGTTACCGTGCAATGGCGATGGGTCTTTCCGCCTAATTCTCGTCCGAGATAGGGTATGATCGGGCGGGCGCAATGCCCGCCCAGCATTTATAAAGGACAATTTATGAACGAACGAATTAAAGAACTTGCTGAACAGGCTGACAAATATGCTAATGATATTTGCGATACCGATGCCAATGCAGATTGGTATGACACCAGGGATGAAAAGTTCGCCGAGTTGATTGTTCGGGAGTGTATGGATATTGCACATAATGTAGGAAACATTTCTGAACCTGATGACTGGGCACTGGATAGATGCTACGAGATTGAGCAAAAAATACAAGACCG